ATTCTCTTTAAGGATCATAAACCCGCCAGACTCATGAGCGCATTGGGCAACGAATGCGGCCATGCGTCTTGGCGTGATTATGTCGTATTCAGGGAAGAGCACATCCAGAGCTTTATGCCAATGCTTCACATAAGGATTCTTTGGCAGCATCTGTTTAAGCTGGGCTTCAGTTACCATCGGTTCTCCTCAACCTTTCCATCTCCAAGTTATGCTCTTCCAGCATCGCCCGCCTGAGCTCGCGCATGCGATGAATCTCGCGCACTGCGACCACTGTCGCGTTGCTCATGTCCATGTACATAAACCCAAGCACGGGGATGGCGATCACAAACACGAGAGACATAGTGAGCAAGCAGATCAGTAGAGACCACGGTATGTTTCCGTCGTCCTTAGAAACACGAAAACGAGGACCATCCATACTACGACGAAAAGGACTGCGCCACCCCATATTGCCTGCTCCTTCAATTCTTCAATCATCTGCCGGCGGTTCCATGCAGCTATCTGCTGCTCCCGATGCCGCTCCTCGTTAGCGACTTGTTGCTCGCCTACGATACGCGCACGCATCGCTTCGAACCGGGTGTACACGTCTTTCATCTCCGGCGGAGACCGATAAACCATTTCCTCCCTGATCTCTTCTAGCATTTGATCTAGGCGCGTTCTGATCAACACGCGTTGCAAAGCCCGGCGACTCAATGAGATTTCGCCGTCATAGACTTTAGTAGCGTTGTTTTCTTCGTCCCAGAATATCTTCTCGACTGCGTCCATCGCATCGAAGAACTTACCTAAGTGTTCTCCTACCTGCGATATAGCGTCGTTCGGATCGGTCTTTGCTATTATCTGGACGCGTTGTACTTCTTCGTTGTACTGGATTTTCTCCGCCGCAGTTCGCGGCTTGGAGTTGAATTGTTGCTTTAGATCATCCAGTACTTCTTTTACTTCTCCCGCTGTACCCTTGATGTCTCGATAGAGTTTGCATCCTGCTTTAGCAGCGGCGATAGCCGCATTGGCAGCGGCTAGGAGGGTAAGCGGGTCCACATTTTAAGTAAAGTGCAAACGCTTTTTTAGTTCTACAATTTCCATGTGCAGCTCGTCATTACGCTCTTCGCATTTACGGTTCTGCTCTTCCACCGCAACTAGACGCAATGACAACCTGTTCACTTCATCACGGAGGGTATCGATGATCTGATGCCAAGCCGCATCCGTCGTGGTGTTGGTTTTGTCATCGCGTTTGTCAGCCATAACTTTCCTATACATTCCATAGGCGCCAGCCCCAAGAGCGGAAACACCGATCACGAATTTAGTTATTAAATCTTCCACGCGCCACTCCGGTTTACGCCAACAGTTATTATTCCGAAGATGTAGCTACCCAAGAAATGGTAGCTTCATCCCAAACATACGAATTACCGTCATCAGGCATGGCAATTGGAGGCACAGTAGCGCAAAGGGTTTCATCAAATACCCAAGATGGGTACGGATTATTTTGCAGAACCCTATCAATCTTTGCCTGCTTTTCGTTTGCGGTCATTGGGCGAATAGCATGAACGTCTTTAACTATATCGCCGACCCATTCGTACGTACACCCGATATATATTTCATAATAACCTATAACCGGTACAGGCACTCTCTCGAAGCTTGCAAAATCTTCAGGCGATAGAGTTTTTAAATTGCGCTCAAAATTGGTTTTAGAGATAGGGTGACCAACTGGTTGGCCGTCTACAAGTTTAATAAAGAAATCCATTAAGAAACTCCTACATCAGTAGACGGGAATGCTCGACCCGTACCCCAAATAATTCGAACTACCCCCTTACCGCCATCTCCGTAAGTGTTGGCACTAGATTCTACACTTGCCCCACCCCCGCCATAATTGCCGCCGTAAACTTTCCCAGCTACTGAATACGCGTTTTCTCCGTTTGACCCGCCACCGCCACCCGTAGCAGCATCAAAACCAGACACACCGGCAGGAGCGCCAATCCCTGAAGTCCCTAAACCAAATACACCAGTACCGCCGCCAGCGCCAGCGCGGTCTGTATTACTAGCAGTTCCGCCGCCACCGCCGCCGCCACCTAATGCTGTTGAACCTGCTATGTATAAACCCGTAGCTCCTGCGCCACCGGCTGCAGTATATCCGCCAGCACCACCACTACCTCCAGCAGAACCAGCACCGCCATTACCACCGTTACCACCTGCGCCGCCTCCCGCACCGATATAAGTTCCGCCAAGGCCCCTAGTTGCGCCGTCACCGCCGCCGCCACCGTAGCCATAAACTTGATCTAAATACCAGTTGGCTCCAAGATCGTATTGATAAACGCGGTCATAAGTATCGCCCGTTATATACATCTGGCTGCCATCAGGTTGGAAAGTAATGCCCGAAGGTATTGAGTCTTTAGACGTTGTTGAATAGGTGGTTTGCCATGTCGCGGAAGAAACGAGCCAAGGAGTACTTAAATCATAAGCAGCAACAATGGCATTTGCAGAGCCGGTAATGTACATACGCGTACCGTCTGTCTTAAAAGACACACCCCCCATAGCGGTAGTTATAGCAGAAACCGATACCGAAACACTTTCGTATGTAATTCCCGGAATATTCCACGGATCAGAAATTTCTAAAGCGGTTGACACGTCCCATGCCGTACTGAGCACGTACTCAACAACAAGGCTATCTCCGGTTACGTAAAGACGCGTGCCGTCATCGTTAAAAGACAAACCTGCGGGGCTAAGAGTAATTTTTGCTACTGATTTGCTATTTAAGAAAACTGCCGTTGTGACATCCCATGCGACAGATAAATTATAAGCGTCTACACGGTCGTTGGTGCTATTAGCAATATACATTTTAGTGCCGTCTGGCTTAAAAATGACATCCGTTGTTGACGCTGCAGTTCTTATACCGTCTAACAAAGTGTAAGCGTAAATAGCCGCACCCGTCGTGCCGATTAAGTACATCGTTGTGCCGTCGTTTTTAAACGCCATTCCCGTTGGCACGGTTTGATTAGTTTGAACAAAATCTGTATTCATATTTACCGCAGTTGAAATATCCCACGCTGTACTTAACAGATAAGTGTAAACGCGATCACCGCCGCTCTCGAACACAAACATACGCGTGCCAGTACTATTAAAAGATACGGCTACGGCATTACCAACAACGGACTGAACACGAACATAGGTGGCAGTTGTAACATTCCAAGCGGTAGAAAGCAGGTATTGCGATACATTAGCACCCGTAGTTCCGACCACATACATATTTATACCGTCGGCGCTAAAGAACATACCAGTAGGATCGGTTTGTCTAGCCACAACGGTATAAACTGAATTTACGGCGTATTGATACGCAGCAGTATCGCCAACTATGTAGAATTGCGTTCCGTCTGGTTTGAATGTAACCGAGTAAACATTACCTGCCGGACTAGCAAAACTGGGAGACTGTTGCGAATCGCTAGTAATTGTAAGTACGTTCCATGCAGTAGTTAAATTCAACTCATACAATGCCGAACCGGTAGTAACAAACATCTTAGTGCCATCCGATTTAAAAGCAAGATCGGACATGGCGCTTGGTATAAAAGAAGTTAAATCATTACCTACACCAAGTTGAGTTTGGAATACGGCTGTTGAACCAGTACTAACGAAATACGCATCGGTGCCGTTTGAAGCTATATACATACCTACCGGAGCACTGAAAGCTGAACCTAAATTAGACGTAGACGCTATTTGGTTTAAAAGACTTGCGGTAGTAATATCCCAAGCTGTAGACAGTGTATAAACAACAATATTGTTACCGGTAGTGCCAGCTATGAACATCCTCGTGCCGTCGTCTTTAAAGTATATGGCAGTTGGGGCTGATTGCTGAGTGGCTACAGAAAACGATTTATTAGCGTAAACCGCAGTTGAAATATCCCACGCTGTACTTAAAGTGTACGCATAGACCACGCCCGCACTGGAATCGGTAATATAAAATGCGGTGCCATCAGTTTTAAAATACAGATTCGATGAATTAAGTGCTTGCGCGGCTACAGAAAAAGTAGCTACAAATACAGAAGTTGTTATATCCCACGCAGTCGATAGGGCATAGGAATGTACGGCGTCAGAAGTACTACCAACGACATACATCACCGTTCCGTCAGTTTTAAAAGATACGCCTTTAGGACCCGTTTCCTTTGCGGCCACGCTAAACGGAGTTAATAAAACCGACGTACTTACATCCCAAGCAGTGCTTAAACTATAGGCATTGATCTCATTACCGGTATCGCCAACAACGTAATACCGGGTTCCATCAGGTTTAAAAAAGATACCTTTAGGTACAGTATCCCCAGTGCTTAAACTAAATTGCCTAACCCCGTAAATACCCAATATTTCCCAAGGAGCAAGTTTATAACTAGCAGTAGCAACACTCCAAGGCGTGCTAAGCGAAAAAGTGCATACCCTTCGAGTTGAATTAACTGTTCCGATTATTGTCATTTCCGTGCCGTCGGATTTGAAATCCATCCCTTGAACACTGCTTATTTGGGGGATAGCAAAAGCGGTAGTAAACACGCTAGTGCTAATATTCCACGCAGTGCTTAAAGCATACTCATTAACGTCATTACCAGCTACCCCCAGTACGTACATCTTCGTACCGTCTGATTTAAAAGAAACGTGTTGAGGTGAAGTGTCTTGCGCAGCGACGGAAAAAACTCGAACAAAAGCGGCAGTGCTAATATCCCACGCAATAGTTAGTGCGTACTGGTTGATTTCATCCCCGGTTAACCCGGTTGTATAAAACTGTAAACCATCATCTTTAAAGAAACTACCTCTTGGAGTCGTATCTTGGGTTGTTAAAGTAAAAGACTTAGTAGTGTACAGTGCTCCAGCAGCGGCCCAAGGCCCCGACTTAATAACGGCGGTTGCAATATTCCAAGGGGTACCTAAAGTGAACGCGGTTACGTCATCCCCACTGCTGCCCAAGATATACAGCTCAGTGCCGTCATCTTTAAAAAACAAATCTTCTGGAACAATCTCGTAGGTAGCCACTGAAAGAGTGGCACCAATAACAGCCGAAGTTACATTCCAAGCAGTACTCAAATTGTATTCATACACTGAATCATTGGTACTTCCGACAACATACATCTTTGTGCCATCGGATTTAAAAGCAATGCCTCGGGGTGCAGTGTCTTGCGTGGTTACAGAGAAAGTTTGATTAGCATAAAGGGCCGACTTAACTAACCAAGGGGAAGTCTGAACAACAGCAGTACTTACATCCCACGCGGTACTTAACGCGTATGAAATGACACCCCCGAAAACTGTACCGCAAACGTACATCTCCGTTCCGTCTGATTTAAAAAATACACCGGTGGCTGTAGTTTCAGGTGAAACAGAACCTTGTCGTAGATACGTAGCTGAACTTATATTCCAAGCAGTACTCAAATCGTATTCGTACACGGCATCGTTAAAAGCTCCGACAACATACATCTTCGTGCCGTCGGATTTAAAAGTGATGCCTTGGGGTGCAGTGTCTTGCGCAGCTACAGAAAATGATTGGAGGTAACTAATAGAATCTATATCCCAAGCAGTACTTAGATTGTATTCGTACACTGCATCGGTAGTGCTACCAACGGCGTACATCTTCGTGCCGTCGGATTTAAAAGTGATACCATTAATACCAGAGTCTTGCGCAGCAATAGATACTACTTTGTAGCAACTAAATTCATATACCCGATCACCGGTATTACCGGCCATGTATAACTTAGTTCCATCTGACTTAAAATAAAAGCCAGCCATTGTTGAGTCTGTCGAACTAACATCTTTGGTGTAAAGGTATGTAAGCGATGACACAAGCCAAGGCGTACTTAAACTGTATTCGTAAAAGTTAGTAGCTGTTGACACGTACATACGCGTGCCGTCAGGTTTAAAAGAAATGCCTGTGGGGTTAGCTCCTACTGGTAACGTGGTTTTATTATACAAACCATAAGAAGTAATCCCGTTACCGCCAATTGTACCGTCGCCGGTTGTGTATAAAATACTACCGTCGGTACTTATAAAAATACCTGATATGGAATTTTCTTGGGCTTCTATATTAAGGGTAGTAACGGTAGTAGCGGTAGAAATGTCCCAAGCAGTAGACAGTGAATACTCTCTAATTACGCATGTAGCAGCCGCTGAACCGACATACATCTTTGTGCCATCTGATTTAAAAAACAAACCATTGACAGGAGTTGACAAAGCCGTAGCTTTAGTTTGAGAAAAGACGGCTGTAGTTACACTCCATGCGGTCGATAAATTGTATTCGTCAACTGACAGGGCATCTAAATCCAACACATACATCTTTAAACCGTCAGGTTTAAAAGCCAAAGATTGCGGTTGTAAAGACTGCGCAGATACTGAGAAGCTTCCAACTTGCGTAGCGCCGGTTACTGTCCACGCAGTACCCAAATTGTATTCGTACACGGTGTCAGTAGTACTGCCAACGATATACATTTTTGTGCCGTCAGATTTAAAGAACAAACCTTTGGCCGTAGCGTCTGAGGAAATGGCGTACGAAGTGGATAATACCGCAGTGCTTTGATCCCAAGCTGTACTAAGTACATACTCATAAACATCGTTTGTAGTTGAACCCAACATAAACATCTTTAAACCATCTGGTTTAAAAAATACTGAGCGCGGGGTAGCATCTTGCGTAGCTGTACGGAACGGCGAACCAATAGCCACGGCGCTAGAAAGATTCCAAGAATTCGCAGACGTAATAACGGCAGTACTAGCTGCCCAAGGAGTACTTAGCGTGTATTGATAAACAGCGTTTGTAGTGTTTATTAACACGTACATCGTTAAACCATCGTCACTAAACTGCACGTCAGCAGGTGTGCCCGGTACTGGTATGCCGCCCGTGTAATCAACTAAAGCAAGATAACTATCTCCTCCGTTGGTGCCTACCCCAACCGATACGCCATTGCCGATACCACTAGCGCCAACTTGAACAGTGATAGCTTGACCCGGTGTAACCCGAATATTGTTAAGGTATCCCAGTCCGCCGCCGCCCGCGCCGCCACCCATTGACGTATTACCAGAACCGCCGCCGCCACCGCCAACGCAGACGACCGAAATGGAACTAACATTAGCCGGTGCTACCCATGAGTAGGTGCCCGGTGTGTCATATAAATCTTCGTTAGGGAACGGTAAAGGTGTATTTGTCTTTTGATTTATAGTGAGCGCACCATACAGTTCTGGTCTTTCAGCTGCAATATAACCACCGGGATAACGCATACTCATTTAATTCTCCTAGTTAATCTCATCCCAGCTTGCCGTCACTACCAGATCATTGGCTGTACCGGCTGTTGCTCCAACGGACTGATTTTCTTTTAAGTAAAAAGACGTTGATTTGTCAGTTACGATAAGCGAACCGTCAGCTGGTACAGACGCGGTGGAAATAATAGGAAAAGCCGTACCGGCGATACCCGCTTGATTGTAAATTGAAATTGTAATATCAGCTGCTGCCGCCCCATCTACATTCGCTACAACAATACTATTTATCTTATAGACCTTACCGCTTGCTGCGGCGTTGCTAACTAAACTCGTAGCTGCGGTTGTAGTCAACGCCGTAAGTGAATTTTCACCGTAAATTGCTGCTACGTTAATAAAATTAGGGTTTGCCATAATAGTTCCTTAGAATCCAAAAATCATTGCCACAGCAATGGCTTTGCCGGTTGAAATTCCAGCCGGCACAAAAGAAAGTGCGCCGGCTCCGTCTGTCACTAAGGCTTGGCCATTAACGCCATCAGCCGTTGGTAGAGTCAATGTATAGCTTGTTGGAACCGTAGCCGGCGCTTGCAAACCTACATACGCACTTGAATCCGCATCAGCGAAGCGGACATCAGATTGACCTGCAAGAATTAAATCACCGGTCATTGTGTCGCCGGACTTCTGCACAAAACCAGTTACCGACAATGTCCCGGAGCTAAACAAAAGTCCGGTGCCAATAGTCGTTGCTAAGAGCGAAGTGCCGTCGCTCCTGAGCAAGCCAGTAATCGTCGAGCTTAATGTGATCGCGGGCGAGGTAGTAGGGTCAGCCACGGTGCCAGCGAAGCCATTGGCGCTAACGACGGAAAGACTTCCTACCGTACCGCCACCGGATGCTGCAATTGTGATTGCACCGCCTGTATTTGAAATCGAAATATTGGACCCGGCTGTTAGCGTGGCCTTAGTTAACCCGCCGGTAGATGTATTACCAATGAGCAATTGCCCGTTTGTGTAAGTGGTTTGGCCAGTGCCGCCATTAGCGACAGCCAGAGTGCCGGCAAGGGTAATAGTCCCCGCCGTAAGCACGGGGCCGCCGGAAGTCGTAAGACCTGTAGTACCGCCAGATACATCAACCGAGGTGACTGTACCCGTGCCTGAAAGCGTAACGTATTCAATGTCAGTAGCGGTTGCGTTGACAACAACTATCTTACCGCTATTACCTGAGAAGGTTGGCAAGATTGCGGTCCGAGCGCCTAACGCAGTCGTAGCCCCTGTGCCGCCATTCGCAACCGCTACGGTACCCGAGACGTTAGTTGCCGTGCCGGTCAGCGTGCCGACAAAGCTGGTCGATGTGACGCTTGTCAACCCGGCCAAAGTTGTAGCAGTTGCGCCAAGGGCGATGCTAGTTGAACCGACGGTGACCGTTGAGCTAGTCAGACTTCCCGGGCTGATATTTGTAATCGTGTTCAACGAACCGTTGATCGTGGTGCTAAGGATTGTGCTGCTATTGATTGTCAGGCCCTGCACACTTGAAGACGCAATCAGTGCAGTGCCGGCCGAATTAACCGTTGCCAGCTTGTAAGCATTTCCGGTCAGAGTAGGCAGCAGCGCAAAACCATCCGTAATCAGGTTTAGCTCATTGCGCAAACTTGCAGACGAACCCGGCGAATTTGGTGTCGGATAAGTCGAATGGTTGTAATAACTGTTTGGCATTATCGAAGTCCTCGACGCATAGTGTAATGAACAATAATCGTGTTCACGGTAAACGGCTCAATAATGGATGACACCGAAGAAATTCGAATGGCCATGTTCTCAGCCGTACCTTGTATTTCGATCTCGGAAGGAGAGGTGTCCGAACCATCCCACACAAAATTGTCCCACGTCATGTCGTCCCAGTAGCTGGAACGCAAGTCATTCGAGTACTCAAGATCGGCTGCTTGGCTAAGATATATAGACCGGTAAGCTAAATCATAGCCGAAGGCAATCTCCGCATATGAATCTCCGGTTATCTCAATGCTTGCTTTACGAAACCGTTTTAAAACTCGCGGCGACTTGACGCTGTTGTAAACCAAGTTAATGTTGGCCGGAATTACTGCGCCATCAAAACTTGTGCCGGCATCAAGCCGATACACAAATCCATTTGTTGATCCAAAGAAAGAAGTAGCCGTGCCGTCCGGTGCTTCGCCTTCAACTGAACACATAACCGGATTTGCGTATTGCATCGGCATGGAACCAAGCAATTTGCCATTCATGATCGTCAAATAGAGCGCAGTGCCGTCTGAAAAGAAAACACGGTACTGACCCTTCTCCCGATCAACTACGCTTGCCGTGGCTTGATTACGGTGCTGCTGGATGAACGGCCGGATGTTCATCGTCAAAGATGCTGGCACGAAGTTACCAAAGTTAAGCGACGTACCTAAACTCATAACTCCTCGATCATCGAGGACGTAAGCTTGGTCCATGTTTTGAGCCGTATGCTCAATCGCGCCAGTGCCGCTGTTAAATGTTGACAACGAAAAGTTAGCCGAGCTCGTGCCGTACAACACCGAAGTATCGTTACGCGTATAAACCGCCAAAGCGCCAGACGCCTGATCGCCGGGTAGTACTAACAAATTTGTAATTTGAGCATTCATCACAATCTCACCAGCGCCAAGCAAGGGAACCCATTGATAGGGCAACCCAAGAGCAGAGAATTGCAAAGACGCATCAAAGCTTAAAAACAAATGCTGCTTGTGAAACGCTACGTGTCTCGGCGTATCCACTGTCATGCCGGTTTTAATTGGTACAAACACCGTACCGTCAAACTCAAATGCACGATTGACGGTATCAGTACCGTACAACCGGAAGTTCGACGTGCCGCCACCAAAGTTAGCAATGACTGACTCAAGGTGGCCATTTGGCAAAAGCGTGATTGCAGACTGCGTGCCGTCGGCTAGTGCAACTGCCGTGCCGCCTACTGACAAAACCCCGTTGTTTACAAACGTACCGGTAATTGTTGCAAAGATAAAACGACCAGCGGCCGTGCCAGCGGCCCAGCTACCTGACTCAAGCACAACCCGGGTAACAACCCCACTAGCAGCCCCGCTCGTGACCGTGGCGCCATCATTAACTTGCACTATGCCACCGTCAAACTTTAGCTCAAAGCCAAGCGGCACAAGCACCCAGCCCCCTGTCGTTGACTTGTAAATGTTGGCCGCAGTGCCGCCAGCATTGTTCCGCCATGCGTAAACGTCGCCCTTATAGTAAGCAACGCCCCACACAGTACCGCTACCCGGCACTACGCTGATCGACGTACGATACTCGTCAGCCGCTAAGCCGGTGTACGTAGCGTCGAGAAGGCCGTCAGCTACAACGCCTTCAATGTTTATAATCGTGCCAACGGGGGTTGCGCTAACGGTAATCGTTTCGCCAGATGCGAAGGTAAGCGTCTCACGCGTAATGATTAAACGCGAGCCATTGATAGCAATTACTTTACCGGTAGCCAATGACGTTACGCCAGCGATTGTATTGCCGACAGCGACAGTGCCTGTCAACGTGCATTCAAGCACGTTGTAAACCGCGTCCGATGGATTAGCGTGACCGTCAAAACGCTCGTATCCTGCAATCCGTGAATAGCCGCCAGCAATAGAACACTCGAAGTTAGCAGACCGACGAAGCACGCCCGGAGGCAGCGACAAAGTCGGTGTGACTTGATCAAGCCCGCCTGCGAGCCTGATCAGGTCATACGAAACTGGAGGAGTAGCTAAGGGCATGCTTATGCTAACGGTGGACCGCTGATTAGCGTCGGCAGCTGATCAATATCAATTCTATTCATCAACCGTTTAAATTCTAATTCGCCGCGTTGGTAGACCTCTGACGCGGCTTCAAAACCTGCGTAGTACATCATCGCTCTGTACACAATCGCCATGTGGAACCGGTCCTGAAAACCGACTGCTGGCGTGTCAGTGTCCGTTACAAACTCAACCGGCTTGACGTAGTACTCACCGCTGATCACGTAAGGCTGATCGGGGATAGAGCCAAAACCGAGGTCTTTGTCTGGCGGAGTAATAGAGACAACCACCGGCCGTGCGTACGTTGTTCGCATGTTTGCGTACTGGTACAAATTACGGAAAGTGTTGTACTCCATGTAGTTCATCAATTGTTCGTCTTTAAACGACTGGCCAACCGATGAACAGCGGAAGCTGTCACGTTTCCAATTTGCAAAAGTAGAAGCCACGCCGACCTCAGTCGGCGTGTAGACTTGCTGCTGCGTGACCGTATTAAACTGCAACGGTTCACGCATCCACTGCCAGTCTTCCTTCGCTGTCTGGATATCCGTCCACGCGCTGTTGACCCAACTAGCAATACGTGATGCTTCGCCGGTTAAGTTTAATACGGTGGTCAAGGGCGAGTTAGCCCCTGAGACTCCGCACTCGATACGTGTTCGGTTAACCAGTTGAAGGTAGTTCATGGTTATGCAGGCTCAGCAAGGACGTTTTGCAACCATGCGCGGCCGCGTGGATTTTTGTCATCAACCAATTCAAACGGGTAGGCAAGACCGTGTCTGGCTACCATTTCAATTTGATCAGGCGCTGCCGGGTTCGGCGTGCGCTGATTGTATTTGGTTTCTTTCATACGCGCCAAAATCTCTAAGTACTTGCGACGAATCATAGTTGGTTGACCACGAACGACTGGCTGATTGGTGCCATTGCAATTTAGGATTACGTGCGGGGCTTGATTCTCATCTGTGGACGAATGAACTAAGACCGTGACCAGTTCGTTCATGAACACTTCGCTTGATGCAAGCTCACGAAAGTCAACAACTTGCGAAACAGGATCAACGGTAGGTGCATCATCCAGAATCTCGATACCTTGTACTGCTTCTTTTTTTGCCATTATTATTCTCCGTTTTTATGAAAAAGATCGCCAAAAGAAACAGGCCACCCGAAGGTGGCCTGTTAAAACCCTCAGAGGAGAGGATGGCAACTTACTGCGCGGTGCCCGGCATGAGAGCGACGTCGAGGTACGACGCCGTGTTACCCGTGCCAAGCAACGTGGTACCCGGTGTGAAGACGGCTGAGGTCGTGGTGACCTTGGCCAGACCAATCACGGTAGCGCCAGTAGCCGAAGCAGGTGGCACTGGGCATGGATCGCCAGAGTTAACGATTGGGCCTTGAGTAACAGTTACGTTACCGCTGGCGTCAAGGAAAACACCGAACAAGCAAGCTTGGCCAATAGCCAGAGCAGTACCTGTCAAAGTGATAGCTGCGACAGCGGTCTTCGACTTGAAGATACCGTTGTTCAGATAGGTTACCGTGTTGACGGTTTTCAATTGTGATGCAGTGGTGCCAGCAGCGAGGCCGCCAGCGGTCAGGGCCATATAGCCACTGTTTGCTTGTTCAATATTATAGGACATGTTTAGTGCTCCTTAATTTAGGAAATTGTATTCAAAGTGACTGCCGCTGCCGTCGTAGGAACGGTGGCTGCGTTGTAGTCAGTGCGCAACTGATTATGGCTAACCTTCAATGCGGTCAAGTCGGTCAAGATCGAAGCCAAGAGTAATGCAAGTTCTTGTCTATCGATGCCGTCGGCTAGCCGATTTACGCGGGCATTAATACTTTCAGACATGGTGGATTCCTTTTAGTTGATGCCGGGGCCGAAACCCCGGCTATGCATTAGAGGGCGGTCACACCAGCTTCGATGCGGGCCATGAAGGCGTCGTTCAGACGCACAGTCGCGAACCAAGTCGAAGCACCAACGTAGCCGAACTGGCCCAGTGGGTTGGCGTGGTTAGTCTGCGAAGCTTTCAGGACGACAGGCTTGATAGCCGACATGCCTTTCAATGCAACTTGACCCCAAGCGTCTTCACCGATAATGATGAACGGATACACGTCAACATTAGCAGCACCAACAGACAACATGCCGTTCAAGGTTGCAGAACCGGCAGCAGCAAAGGATTTCAACAGGGGTGAGCTGATGAAACGGAAATCTTCGCAAGCGCCAATTTCGCGGTCATGGATAGGCTTGAATGAACCGTACTCTTCAACGCGGGTGAAGCCCGGCAGGTTACGAATGTCAGACACTGCGTCGGTGTGAACAAACACAACATATGCAGGCTGGACAGCGCGGGTGCCGAAGTTTACGCCCGGTGCGAGACGCGAAGTCACGCGACGTGAACGGTTCGATTCCAGCGTACGAGCTGCTTTACGAATCGAGTTCAGGCTGATTGCCGTGTTGATTGCAGAACGGCTAGAACCGTTTGCATAGATCACAGTAGAACCGGCCTTCAACACACCGTAACGAACCATCTCCATCACCTCAGCCAGAGTCTCGCCGGTCAGCTTGACCATCTCGCCCGGGATGTCATCTTCGTACAGTTGCTCGACTTTGCTCGAGTACTTGAACAGGATACCGTATTGCTGCAGTTGAACCGACACGTCTTGGAACGAGATCGTGTTGCTGTTAGGCGTAACGCCTTCAGCCAGCACGAAGTTCG